TAAGTACACATCAAAGTAAAGAACGCATGGTCCGATTAAGAAATGAATGGACACCTATCGACCCTAGAGCATGGGATGCTGGAATGGATGTGGTTGTTAATGTTGGTCTTGGCAATGGTTCTTCACAAGAAAGGATGCAATACCTAAGTCTTATATCTGGTAAACAAGAACAGATATTACAAACATTAGGAGCTGACAATCCTTTAGTCGAAATGACTCAGTACAGAAACACTATGGCGAAGATGGTAGAGTTAGCTGGGTTTAAAGACGCTGGTATGTTCTTTAAAGAAGTACAACCATTAAGCCCACAACAAAAAGCTATGATGCAACAACAGAAGAAACCTGATGCTGCTGAACAGTTAATTCAAGTACAAATAGAAGAAATTAAGGCTGATATGGCTAAATCTGCTGCAAGATTAGAGCTTGATAAAGAAAAAATGAAACGCTCTGATGATTTAGATAGAGACAAATTAGACTCTGAAATACTACTAAAAGCAGCTGAAATTGAAGCTAAATATGGTTCTAAGGTAGAAACTGAGGTTATAAGAGCATTAGTTGAAAGGGATAGGGAACAAATGAAAATGCAACAGAATTTAATAAGCACAATGAATAGGGGTATTCCGCAATGAGCCAAGAAATAGATGATATTATTTTATTTGGTAAAAATGCGAAACGAATTTTAGAAGATATAACATTTAAGACTGTCATGGATAGTATTAAAGAAGATGTATTCCATGATTGGCAAACAACCTCACCTAGCCAAGAAAAGGAACGAGAAAAATTGTATTCTCTCTTAAAGGCTATAGACCTTTTAGAAGAAAAAATGTGGGCGGTGTCTGATAACGCTCATGTTTTAAAAATTAATTCAGACAAAATAAAAAGTAGAAAATAATATCAAAGGAGTTTAAAATGAGTGAAGCGACACCCCATATATCGGATGATACTACGGAATCGCCAGATAATTTACAAACACTAGATAAGGTAACTAAAATTTTGGAGCGTCAAAACGCCAACCAAAATGAGGAAGCCAAAGACCAGTCGGTTGATATAGAAGAACAAGATATTGATACTGGCGAGGAATATGAAGATTCTTATGAAGATAACTCTGAGGAGTATGAAGCAGAGTCTTATGAGAGTGAAGAAGATTCCGAACTGTATGCAGACGAACAAATCGAAAGTGATTCGGAAAGCACACCAGAAGCAGAGCCATTATACAGAGTTAAAGTAGATGGTGAAGAATTTGATGTACCGCTGGATGAATTGCGGAATGGATATTCAAGGCAACAGCATTTTACTAAACAAAGTCAAAAACTTGCGCAAGAAAGAAAGCAGTTTGATGCTGAGTTTAGACAAGTACAAGAGGAACGGCAGCAATATGTCCAACTTTTGAGTGCTTTAGAGAGTCAAATACAGAATATGGACTCTCAGCCAGAGCCTGATTGGGATAGCCTGTATGAATCAGACCCCATTGAAGCTAGCAGACAACAACATGAGTGGAATCGTTTTAATCTAGCGAAGAATGAAAAACTTCAAGCTGCTCAAGCTGAAAAGCAAAGAGTAGCCCAGATTGAACAGAGAGAGCAAATGGAACAATATAAGACCTTGCTATCTCAAGAAGCTCAAAGGCTTAAAGAAGTTATTCCAGAATGGAAAGACGAAAAAAGAGCCACAAAGGAACGAACTGAGTTAAAAAATTATTTGCTTAAACAGGGAGTTTCCGAAGAAGAAGTATCTGCTTTAGTAAAAGCTGACCATGTGAAAGTTTTACGAAAAGCAATGTTGTATGATAAAGGCAAAAGAAAAGTTTCTAACCAAAAAAATAACCCAACAAGAAGAACTAGGGTTATGAAAAGCGGAGCGAAACTAGCACCAAAAGTTCAAGATAAATATAAGAAAGCGACCTCTAACTTAAAAAAGAGTGGGAAATGGCAAGACGCAGCTCAAGCTGTTTCCATGTTGTTAAACGAATAAACATTTATAAGGAACTAATACAATGGCAATTATTGCAAATACCTTCACAAGATACGCTTCAATAGGTATCAGAGAAGAACTATCTAATATTATTTATAATATTAGCCCAGAAGAAACTCCATTTATGTCAAATGGTGGCAGAGAAACTGTTAGAAATACATTTTTTGAATGGCAAACAGATTCACTTGCAGCAGCAGCAGCTAACTATCAAATTGATGGTGATGATATTTCTACTTTTCCAGCTACAGCACCAACAACAAGAATTGGTAATTACACCAATATCTCAAGAAAGCTAATCGTTTTAGCAGACAACCTGTCTGTTATTGACGCTGCTGGAAGAACAAGCGAGCTTGCTTACCAAATTACAAAAATGGGTCAAGAACTAAAAAGAGACCAAGAAACTACTTTGCTTTCTAACCAAGCAGCAGTAGGTGGTGGTACTGGTACAGCTAGAAGAACTGCTGGTTTACCAGCTTGGCTAAAAACAAACTCTAGCAGAGGTACTGGTGGTACAGACCCAACAGTTTCTGGCGGTGTTGTTAATGCAGCAGCTGGAGACGCAAGTACAGCAAACAGACGAGCTTTTACAATAGATATGCTTAATGATGTAATTGAACAAGTTTGGACACAAGGTGGAACTCCAAAAATGCTTATGGTTGGTCCTCATAACAAAACAGTAGTTTCTGGTTTTACAGGAATTGCAGCTAATCGTTATGAAATATCAAAACCAGAAGCTGGAGTCATTATTGGTGCAGCTGACATTTATGTTTCAGATTTTGGTACTGTAAATATCGTACCAAATAGATTCCAAAGAGACAGAGACGCATTTGTGCTTGACCCTGAGTTTTATGCAACTACCATACTTCGACCTATCGAAAGTATTGAGTTGGCTAAAACTGGTGATGCAGAAAAAAGAATGTTACTCGTTGAGTATGGTCTTAAAGTTAAAAATGAAGCAGCTCTTGGAGTTGTTGCTGACTTAACAGAAGCATAATCATTAATAGGTGAGGGGAAGGTGTAAAAGCCTTCCCCATAGGAACTGAACATGAAAAACAAAAGACTAATAAGTTTTGACCACAAAACTAAAATTTCAAACAATTTTACTTTTGAAGAAGATATATCTGGAAATAATGACCATCATTTCGTTATTTCAAGAGAACAAGATGTAACTGCAATTATAAATGATAATAAAGAACAACTTAAACAAACCGATAAAAGAACTAAATGGGGTGAATGGAACAAAGTCGCTTCTATCCCTATGGTGGTTTATTATGACTTAAAAGAAAAGGGTATATTAGATGACCCAGTAGCTATTAAGAAATGGCTTAATGACCCTGAGAATAAATATTTTAGAACTAGAGAGGGAACTGTTTAATGGCTATTACTAATTATTCACAGCTTAAATCCTCTATATCCAGTTGGCTTTTAAGAGATGACTTAACCTCTGTTATACCTGATTTTATAACTTTAGCAGAAGCTCAGTTTAATAGAGAAATACGAAACAGAAAAATGATAAAAAGGGCAACAGCAACTATCGATTCTCAATATAGTGCTGTTCCTTCTGATTGGTTACAAAATGTAAATCTTGTTATGGAAACTAACCCTGTAACAACATTACAATTTGTTACTAGCGAACAACTTGATAGATTAAGACAATCAAATTCTGCAACTGGAAACCCAGCAGTTTATACAGTTGTTGGCCAGGAATTAGAGGTGTTGCCTGTTCCAGCAGCTAACTCTACACTTACAGGAGAATTAACTTATTATGGAAAGATAGACGCTTTATCTGACACTACCACGACTAATTGGTTATTAAACGCTTCTCCTGACATTTATCTTTATGGAACATTATTACAGTCTGCACCTTATTTAGTTGAAGATGAGAGGATAGCTGTATGGGGTGGTATTTATACCAAATTAATCAACGACCTTAATATTTCCGATTCTAATGCTAGAATTGGTGATTCATCTTTAAGGATAAGAGCAACAGCATTACAATAGGAGATAATTATGAGCTTTTCGGATTACTTAGAAAATAAAATTTTAGCGTACACTTTTAGTGGTACTGCTTTTACACCAGCTGCTACAAAGTATTTAGCTTTATACACAGTAGCACCAAATGATGATGGTACTGGCGGAACTGAGGTATCAACTTCTGGTACTGGTTACGCAAGACAAACAGTAGCTTTTACAACTACAAATTCACAATCAAGTAATACAGCTGCTGTCGAATATTCAACAGCCCTATCAAGTTGGGGAACGGTTGTGGCAGTAGGTGTTTTAGATGCTGCAACAGGCGGTAATTTATACGCAGTAGGAACTTTATCTGTATCAAAACCAATTTCAACTGGTGATGTATTTAGAGTACCAGCTGGTGATTTAGATATTGATTTAACATAAGGAACTTCAATGCCAACTCGTGATTATAGCGAAGGATTTTACGGAACAAATGTTTATGGCGAATGGGCTATAACAGACGCTTCTGCGACTGTAACAGCAACTTCATCATTTGGATTTAATGCTGTTAGACAGTATGGGGAAAATCAATATGGCATTAATGCTTATGGAGTTTGGTCTGAAACCGACAGTGGACAAATAACATCATCAACGACTTCTAGCTTATATTTATCAGCAGCTGTTCCTGTAGATACTTATTCTTTTGGTGAGTATGGTTACGGAAACTATTCAGCTGGAACATATAGAGATGCTTCTGTTACAATATCCGCAGTATCTTCTGCTAGTGCTATTGGAGTTTATACAGCAAATGTGCCTGTTGTTATTTCAGCTGTATCAACCTCAAGCCTAACAGGGCAAATAGTAACTGGAGCTATTATACCAGCAGTAGCATCATCAAGTTTAACTGCTGTTGGAAATGTAACATTCTCTGGAAACCCATATCCTATTAATGGAGTTTCTTCTATTACAATACGACCAGTAAGAATATTACTTATAGATGTTGAACCTATTGCTGGAGCATCATCAACAGACTTTTTCGCAAGATATAAATGGGAAGATGTTCCGATTACTTCAACAAATTGGACTAATGTTTACAAAGTAGCCGCTTAATTAAAATTTTAAAGGAGAAAACAAATGGCAGATACAACAACAACAAATTTAGGCATAACCAAGCCAGAAGTCGGAGCGAGTACCGACACTTGGGGTACTAAGTTAAATCAAGGGTTAGATACTCTTGACGCTCTATTTGCATCAAACGGAACTGGTACTTCTGTAGGTGTTCAAGTAGGTAGTGGAAAAACATTAACAGTAGGAGGTACTTTAACTGCTTCTGGAGCTATTACTCTTGATAATGCAACAATATCAGCAACTGGAGCTACTATTTCTAACTTAGGTACTGTAACCACAGTTGACTTAAATGGTGGTACTATTGATGGAGTCACTATTGGAGCTTCCTCTGCTGGAGCAATAACAGCAACGAATTTAACAACTACAGGAACAGTTAATTTTACTGGTGCTACTATATCAAATGCTGGAACAATAACTACAGCAGATATTAATGGTGGAACTGTAGATGGAACTACTATAGGTGATTCTGTTCCTTCAACAGTAACAGGAACAGTTGTTAAGGCTACATCTTTAAGAGAAACCAAATTAGCTGTTACACAAAGTACAGGAACATTAACTCTTGATTGTTCTGCTGCTAATGTTTTTGAGTTTACTCCTTCTCAAAATATTACAACATTAACAATTAATAATGTTCCAGCTTCTGGTAACGCTTATGCAGCTGTACTAAAAATTACTGGTTCTGCCTATGCTATTACATGGGGTTCTGCTGTAAAATGGGCTGCTGCAACTGCACCTACATTATCTACTTCTGGTGTAGATGTTATAGTCTTATTAACTGTAGATGGCGGAACAACTTTTTATGGCTTTGTTTGTGGACAGGCTTTAGCGTAATTTAAAATAGGAGTTATATAATATGTCAACTTTAGCATATTCATTAATGGCAGCGGCTGGCTCAGCTGGTGGCGAAGATTCTTTTGTCGGAGTTATCGGTGGTGATACTGGTATTTCAACAAACAGCATATACCCAATGCTTTATAATAATAGTTCTAGTTTTGGTAAGTTTTCGGTAGATTGGAACGCTTATAGAGGTGGTGGAATATGGTCTGGTTCAGATGGAAATATTATGTTTGGTGGAACTGCTTATGCTTATCAAAATAGTGCCGCTAGTGGCGATTTTGCTTGTGGTCAAGCTAAATTAAATAATACTTCAAGTATAGACCCATTAGCAATAGAACTTAATCATGTTCAATTTCTTCCACCAAAAAAACCTAATGGAAGTTATAATATCATAAGCAACCCTGACCATTGGAGTCCTTTAGGGATTGATTCAGTTGGAAATACTATTCACATGATTGGTTATGGTAGCACGCTTACTTCTGCTATAGTTAAATTTCCTGATAACGCAGTTGTAAATGGAACTGGTGCAACAGATGTTGAAACGAGATGGTGGACAGATCACAGTGCCTTTGGTGGAATTAGAGATTGGGAAACTGGTAGTGATAGTTTTATTACCTTTGGTAGAAGTGATGCAGTTGCTGGAAGTAATACTGAGGTTATGAAATGGGATATGAATAACCCAACAGGAACACCAAGTTTAACATGGGCTAAAACTAATAAACTATTAAATTCTTCTAGTGCTGTTCAAACTACTGTATGGAATTGTGGCGATACAGATACAAGTGGGAATATATATACTGGAGGTCACATTGCCAATAATCCAACTCAACCTCTTTTGGGAAAATTCAATACCTCTGGAAATGTTCAATGGCTAAAAGAAGCTAGGTTTGGAAATGGTCAACCTTATAATTATGGGTCTAATACTGGACTAAGTAATATTAAGTGCAGTAAAGACGGAACTCACTTATATGCCCTTCAGTCTGTATTTGCTATGCAATACTCATCATGGGATAGTATATCCACCAGTTCTCGAAAAACAATTCTCACAAAAATTAATCCTTCTAATGGAACTGTATTATGGCACAGAGGACTTAGAGGTATAGCTAATGGAGATTGGGAGTCTGTTGAAACTGGGCTTGCTGTAGATAATGACGGAAATGCTTATTTTACTGTTAGTTCTAAGCAAGATTATAAGTTAGACGCTAATGCTACTAATGATGATTATGTTTTAATTAAAGTTAATTCTTCTGGTGTTATGCAATGGGCGAATGTTGTTAAAGGCGCACCCCTTAACAATCAACAAGTAGCTACTACTGCGACAGGAACAACTGATAATAGGCGTGGGGGTTTTCATCAACAGATAACTATATCAAAAGAAGGGGAAGGAGATAATATTCTTTGTAGTACGACTGGAAATCAATTTAATAATAGGTCTACTTTAGGGTTTATGTCTGTACCTCAAGATGGTTCTGGAGTAAAATCCAGCTATAGTGATACATTTACTTTTACTTTGCCAGCTGGAAACATAACAGGCTCAACCTATTATAAAGCAACAGCTTTAGAGGCGAGAGGGTTACAAACTCTTAGTACACTACAATATGATACTGTAACAGTTAATGCAAGTTCTTCTACTACACCATCAAACTCTGTTGGAGCAAGCAACTCAAGTAACAGTTATGCAACATCTAACTCGTCTGCAAGTAAGATTCGCAGAGACCTTATAGAACTATAAAGGAAAATAAAATGAAACTCGATTATTATTATGACCCAAAAAATGATTTAATTTTTGAAAACGAAGAACATTTTAAAACTTATAAAAAAACTAAAATATCTTTTTCTAGCAGTGAATTTAAACCAGAGGATTTTGGATTATCTATTATAGAAATAGAATCACCAGATGAGCCTAACACCGACATTTTAAAAAAAGAAATTTTTGATGATATTTATGAAAAAGATGGTAAATATTATTTAAAGGTTTCTATTGTTGATATAACAGAAGAAGAAAAAAACAACCTTGAAAAAGAAAAAAAATTTTATATTCAAGGCGAAATTGATTATTGGGAAAAAGAAATTGATTTAATGACTCCTAAATTACAAAACCCAATAGATAAAAATGACTTACGAACAGAAGAAGAAATTAATGATGGTGTTCTAGATACTACACATACTCAAAAAGAAAGAAACTATGTTAATGCTTTAAAAGAGCTTCTTGAGGATGAGAATATTTTATTAAAAGCAATGCCTCGTCAAAGAGAGTATATGTAAATTAAGTAATTAAAAGGAGAAATTATGATTACACTAATAACAATTATAACAAGCATAGTTACAATATCATCTTTGGTATGTAGCTTTGTTCCTAAAAATCTTTTACCTGATAACGCTAAAAAGGTTGTAAAGATTCTTGCTTTAAATTTTAACAATGTGCATTACAACTGTAAGCACAAAGAAGGATAATCGCTATGGCTGGTTTATCCGAACTAGAACAAGGCAAATTATTAGTTGCTGTCGAGTCTTTGGAAAAGCAAGTGAATAGATTAAATGAAAGAATTGATAGCCTTGAAGGGCAATTTAAGTCTGGGAGAGGAATAATAATAGGAGTATTCCTAACTGCAAGTGGAATATCCGCAGCTGTTGCTACCAGTCTTGGGAAATGGTTTGGGTAACAACAACAAGCAGTTAGGCAGAGTTGGTGAATTAATGGTTTGTTTAGAACTAGAAAAGTTAGGTTATCATACTTCTTTAGTTGAAGCGGAAGGGTATGACATTATAGTAAATATCTTAAACAAGCCTGTAAGATTACAAGTAAAATGCTCTGGAACTACTGACAAACATTCTGCTAAAGGTGGCAGACCTCGTTATAATTTTTCTACCTCTGTTGGAAAAGCCAAAAGAAAATTAACCAAAGCAGATACTGATATTGTAGCTTTAGCCGCAGTCAAAGAAAATGTAATTATTTTTAAACCAGTAGAGGAGATAAAAGGAGCTACATTAAAAATATCAGAAGCTCATTTTGAAAATAAGAAATCTACTAAAGAATCTTTTGAAAGGTGTTTGTCGTGTTTGGGTTAGTCGGAAGTTTAATTGGTTTTGCTAGTTCTACAATCCCAAGTATTGTTGATATTTGGAAAACCAAACAGCAAAACGCTCACCAGTTAAAAATGTTAGAAGCTCAAGCTAAGTTTAAAGTTCAAGAGCAAGAAGCAAAAACAGACACAGCAGAGGTTGCTGGTGTTTATGCTCATGCTCAAAGTTTAACTTCTAAGGCTAATACATGGGCTGTTACTCTTAGCTCTACTGTAAGACCTATATCAGCTTACTTAATTATTACTCTTTGGCTAACAGTAAAGTTACTGGCGGTGTTACAAATTTATTTTGATGGTGGAGAAATTTACAAAGTTATTGATGTTATATTTACAGATTATGACGCTGGACTCATGAGTTCCGTCATTTGTTTTTATTTTGGGTCTAGGGGTATGGAGAAATTTAGAAAATGAATAATATTATAGAGGCAATTAAAAGTATTATTTCACCAGAGCAATCTTGGTCTGCTTTTGTTATGAAAATTACAAGCCTTATTATTGTCGCTGTAATTGGATATATAGGATTTCAACAATATACAAGTTTTACAGTTGAAGAAGATACTGAGATTTCAATAGTAGAAGTGTATGAAAAAGAGCCAGAAAAGAAAATAGAAGTAGAAAACTTAATTACTAAACTTCTTAGGTCAAATAGAGATATTGAATCAATTTGGCTATATGATTGGATTGATGCACGAAATATAGTTCCTTTATTTAATGAACCAAGAAATAGTGCTGATTTATTACCAACTGGATATTGGATGAAAGGTGATGAATATGTTATTGGTCATTTTGTTTTAAGCCAATGTACTTCTCTTGATAGAAGTGTGCCTAATACTGCTTGCCCTATTATGTCCTCAGAAGATGCTTGGGGTGTTTTTTTAGTAACTTATCGAGATGGTGTAGCTCCTGATTTAAAAACGACAAAAGCTACAGCTATGAAGATAAGTGAAATATTGTATTTGATAGAGAGATAATGAGTTTATTGCCAGATAATACGATTCGAGTTATAAAAATAGTTATTACTAAAGAGGAAAAATAATGCCTTATGTGCCTATAAATTTACCAAGTGGTGTTTATAAAAATGGAACAGAGCTACAAGCTAAAGGTCGTTGGCATGATTGCAATTTAGTTCGTTGGAACGAAGGTGCTATGAAACCTATTCGTGGATGGACACAAAGAGGTACTGCTGTTACTACTGGAAAAGCTAGAAAAATAAAAATTTGGACTGATAATTCCAACAACAGAAGAACTGCTATAGGAACTTCTTCTCGATTATATATTTATACAGAAGATGGTACTCAATATGATATAACTCCAACTAGCTTTACCTCTGGTTTTGATGACGCTACAACTTCTACTGGCTATGGTAGTTATTTGTATGGAAGGGGTAATTATGGAACACAAAGACCTGATAGCGGTACTATTATACCAGCGACAACTTGGTCATTAGACAACTGGGGTGAATATCTTGTAGGTTGCTCAAATAGAGATGGAAAGGCTTATGAGTGGACTGGAAATACAGGAACTGTTGCAGCTCCGATAGCAAATTGTCCAACATCAAATCAAGCCTTAGTTGTTACTGAGGAAAGGTCTTTAATGTTAATAGGTGCTGGCGGTGATAGAAAAAAAATACAATGGTCTGACTTAGAAGATAATACAGACTGGACACCTTCTGCTACCAATCAAACTGGTTCTTTTAATATTACTGGTACTGGTGAGCTTTTAAATGGTATAAGAGTGAGAGGACAGATTCTTATATTATCTACTGTTGATGCTTATGCAGCAACTTATGTTGGGCTTCCCTTTGTTTATTCTTTTGATAGAGTTGGCTCAAATTGTGGAGCTGCTTCAACTAATGCTTCTGTAGCTACTGAAACATTTTGTGCTTGGTTTGGCAGAGGTGGATTTTTTATATATGATGGGGTTGTCAAACCCTTAGTATCAGATGTTAGTGATTATGTATTTTCTGATTTAAACAGCTCACAAAGGTCAAAGGTTTATGGTTTTAATAATTCGGCAAATTCTGAGATATGGTGGTTTTATCCTTCTTCAAGTTCTACTGAGGTTGATAAGTATGTTGCTTGGAATTACAAGGAAAATCATTGGATTATTGGGGAATTAGCTAGAACTTGTGCTTCCGATAAAGGTACTTTTGACAATCCTCTAATGGTCGGTGCAGACAATAAATTTTATGAACATGAAACAGGCTACAGTTACACAGGCGAATCAACTGGTGTATTTGCTGAATCAGCTCCATATCAAATAGACCAGCAAGAAGGTAGATTAATGAATGTTCTTAGTGTGATACCAGATGAAAATACATTAGGAGATGTAACAGCTACATTTAAAGTTAAAAACTATCCTACTGGTACAGAAACTACCAATGGTCCTTTTACTTTAGCTAATCCTACCAATGTAAGATTTAAAGCTAGAGAAGTTAAATTTAGAGTCGATACTGCTAGAAATACTGACTGGCGTGTTGGTGTTATGAAAATGTATGTAAAAGCTGGAGGTAGGAGAGGATAATGAAATTACCAGCCGCATCACAAGAATATAACGCAAGTTTACAACAGCAGTCTAATTTTATACTTGAGCAAGAAGATAGAAAAAACTTTAAGAAAGATACTGATATAAACATTAATGACGGAAGATTAATACTAAAAGCACCTGACGGAACTCGTTACAAGCTAACTGTAGATAACTCTGGAAACTTAGGAACGACAGCAATATGACAATAGATAATTTTGAAAAATATAGACAACAAATACAAAAGGCATTAGACTATGGAAAGAACAGCCATACTGTTGATAATGTAAGAGAAAGTATAGCCAAAGGTGATATGTTTTTTCATACTTTTGGAAACTCCTTTATTATAACAGAGGTTCATGTTTTTCCACAATATTATAACTTACATGGTTTTTTAGCTGGTGGTAAAACAGATGAAATAAAACAAATAATGCCAATATTGGAAAAGAAAGCAAAATCAGTTGGTTGTAAATATACAACTTTAACTGGTAGAAAAGGTTGGCAAAGAGAATTTAAAGATGTTGGTTATAATCCAACTTTCTTTACTTTAGACAAGGAGTTATAGAAATGGGAAAATCAAAATCTAGTGGGGGTTCAGAGTTAGACCCAGCAATCCGAGCAATGATGCAAGAAACTTTTGACTTAGGTAAAAGTACGATTACTGAAAGAGTTCCTGTTTTAGATGCGCAAGGCAATCAAGTTTACGACTCAAGTAATCAGTTTGGTGCGCCAGTTCCATTATACGAAAATAGACTTAAAGAGTATGAAGCATATACAGACCCAAGATTTGCTGCTACTGATGCTTATACAACTATAGGGGAAAGAGAAGCCTTAAAATTTTTAGGTGGAAATAATTTTCAAGAAACAGACAGGCTTAATACTATTTATGATGATATGTATGCTGGTTCTAGTTATTCACCATTAGAAGTTTCTGCTAGAGACGCAGTTGCTAGAGATGTAGCCGCTGGTTTAATTGATGCTCCAGATACTATTAATAGAACAATGGTTAATGAGCAAACAGTAGCTGACCCTAATGATATAACAGCAAGAGAAATATTAGACAGAAGTATAGGTTTTGAAAGAGTTAATGCAGATACATATAACCCAACAACTCTTGCTCAAACAGATATTTCCCCTTATACAAATATCTTTAACCAACAAGTTAAAGATGTAACTTTAAATGATATAATAACTCAAAGAGATAAACAGTTATCAGACCTACAGTCAAGAGCAGCTCAAGCTGGTGCTTTTGGTGGCACAAGACAGGCTGTTGAAGCTGGTATAATAGCCAACAATGCTATGAGCCAATATGCAAAACAAGCAGCATTACTTAATAAAGAAGGTTTTGATACAGCTAATCAATTAGCTATGCAAGATATAGGTTTACTAAACCAAGGTTCTTTAACTAATATACAAAATAGGATGAACGCTGCACAACTTAACCAAGCAGCTGATTTAACTGCTGGTCAAGCTAACTTAAATGCAGCTATGGAAGCTCAAAGATTAAATCAAGCTAGAGATTTAGATTTAGGAAGATTTAATACAGAGCAAATGCAACAAGCGGCTATAGCTAACCAAGCAGCAAATTTACAAGCACAAGGCATGAATCAAGATGATGCCTTTAGAGTAGCTTCAGCTAATGTTGACAATACATTTAGACAACAATCAACTAATGTAGCCAACCAGCTTCAAGCTGACTTAGCTAACCAAGCAGCTAGTCTTGAAGCAAGTTTAGCTAACCAAGCAACCGATTTAGCATCTAGCCAAGCTAACGCTCAATTTGGTCTTGATGCTAACGCTCAAAATCAACAAGGTTTATTAAATGCTGCTAGTTTAGCTGGTGGTGTTACAGATTCAGAGCTAGGAAGGTATGGAGCTATGACTGATATTGGTGATAGAAGAATGGCAAGAGACCAACAGCAATTAGATTTTGATTATCAACAGTTCCTTGAAGGTCAAGAATATCAAATGCAGTTAGCTCAATTCTTAGGTGGTTTATTAAGTGGATTCCCAACACCGCTCAAATCACAAAACAAATCAAGTACATTTTCATTTGGTTAAGGAGATTAAATAATGGCTATAGGTATGGATGATAGATTAAGAAGATTAACAAAAGACCTTGAGATGATAAGGTTTGCTGACCAGCCAAGTGAAGAAATTGTTGGCGGTCCAGTTACAAATCAAGGTGCGCCAACTTATACTCCAAATATTACCACAGAAGTTGCTCCTAGTATTTTAAGAACTTTTGGTAGAAATGCTCCTGAGAACAAGGTAGGTAAAATTTTCGATAGGTATGGCGGAAAAATTATTGACAATATTTTAGGAGATTCAACAGACCTAAGACTAAAAGAATTACAACTACGCAATGAATTTATAAATAGTCAAAACGCTCCTGAGACTTCTGTTTTAATTGATAAAAAAGGTAATTTTCTGGGAAGCACAAGAGATATACGAACTATACTTGATGCACGAAATAACGAAGATATTGATGTACTTTCAGTAGCGGATTATAAGACACGACAAGCAAATAAAAATACTTTAAATATATTAGGTAGAGATGATATTGACCCCAGAGGTATTCAAGGTGATGTTCAATCACTATTGGGTGGAGATGATTTAAACAGAAATAATAAGATATTAAGTGAAAGATACCAGATAAATGATTTAGGTTATTTCATGCCTAAAATAGTTGAAAACCAACAAGGCAGAAAAGTTAAACAAACACCATCCTCTGGTTTTGATTTAGGTTTTGATTCAGACATAAGTTTAAAATACATTTTTCAAGGCGATAATAAAATTTTTGGCTCTAACTTAAAAGATTATACTCAAGGTGGTAGAGCAAGTTCAAATCAAGGAGAACCTAATAGAAGGCGAATAGGTTTTCCTTCTGCTATTTCTCAATTTAGCGAAGAAAATGTTCTTGGTGGACTTATTCCAGATGCTTTAACTAATGAGAAATATTCAAAATACAGAACATTTTTGCAAACTGGTTATAACGAATTAAAAGGTGCTTTAGCTAAAGATGTTGGGGAAAGGTCTCAAGTTGCTGGTCTTGATTTAGTTAAAGAAACTTTACCAGATTTAACAAACTCTATAGACTTTGGTGTTTCTAATGCAAAAATATTGTTACCAGCTTTGTATAACGATTTTGAAAATTTACATAAACAAATGGTAACAGCTAATAAACTTGGTAAAGCAAAACCTGAAAACTGGTCTGCTGCACAAACAGAAATATACGAAGCTCTACCAAAAGCTATAACATTAACTAAACTTATTTTGTCTTTAGCTAAAAAAGAAGGAATTGCTGTTGAAGAAGGTTTTGAGGTTGCGCCCAATAAAAACCAAGAGGTAATATTAAAAGAGCTATTAGAAAAAAGATTCGGTAATAGGTAAAAATGGTTCAGCTTACAGAGAAAGAAAGATACGCTATTGGGAGAGTTCTTGATGGAACTGCTCTTTACAATCAACCTACGCCAGATAATACAACTCCAGTATATAGCGAAACTACAGGCGAGCTTATACCAATACAAAACAGAGGTGAGTTAATATCTAATATTAATAGTGTTTTAAATGACCCAGAAAAAGTAAACTATTTAAATAATTTAGAAAATGGTCCTCAAGTAGTTAGTAGTTTATTTGCTCAAAAAGATATATTAGATAAAAGAGAAGGCTTTTCAGAAGAAGGCGGATTTGGAACTACAGTAAGAGGTTTATCTGGTGGTGTTGCTAGACAACCTTTAAGTGCTTTAGGTGTACCTGATTTAACTAACTCATTATTAGGTCTCCTTCCTTATATTGGAAACACATTTAACACAGCAGTTAGCCAAGCTACTGATGAGGATTATCAAGCACAGTCTGATGAAATAAAAGAAACAAATAAAGCATACAGACAAGCTCTATCAGATGTTAGTGGAGAAGATGCTAGTTCACTTAGAAATAGAGTTAGTTTTCCTCTTTTTGGTATAGGACCTAGAAATGAAGCTGTTGCTAATAGGTATGATATAAACAGAGAAGATTTTGGAAGAACTGAAATAGACCCAAAAGTTATACAAGCAGCAGCACCAGAACGCTCTGGTGCTTTTGGAGTTTATCCTCTTGATAGACCTTTGCTTGGAGCGGCAAGAGCTGATGAAGCTCTTGGTAACTTTACTTTAGGTGGCGACAAGCCTGTATTTGGTTTTGGTGGCAGAGAAAATATTCCACCAGAGTATAAAACTCAAGCAACCTCTGGTGATGTTGCTGGAAGTTTTGTTGGAGCTGGAAGTACCCTAAGAACTATTTTATCTCAACTTCCAAAATTTAAAACTATAGCTCCTGTTGATACTGCTACTGGTGTGCCTTTAACAAATACTGGAAGGATAGCTCAAGGTCAACCAATCGCAGCTGGTCAATCTGGTAAATTTGATGAGTTATTAAAGTTTGAATTACAAAGACCAAAAGCAGCTACTGCATTAGATATAACTGCTGCAACTGCTGCTGGAGGTTCTGAATATGTAAGTGATATTTTTGATATACCAGAAGAATATAGACCATTAGTTCAAATATCTGCTGCTCTTTCAGTTGCTTCCTTATCACTTCCAGCCGCAGACCTTGCTGTTTCTGCATATAATAAAGCAAGTAATTTACCGAGACAGGGAGTGAATCTTTTTGGTCCAAATTTTGGAGAATTAGGAGAAAAATTTTTTACAACAAGAACAAATATTATTGATGCTGGAATAGATAAGGTAAAAACAGGCGCAAGTGTTTTAAAAGAAACTCTTAAACGAAGCCCAGCTGGCTCTGGGATGAAAGAAGAAGATTGGATAAAAGGTCCTTTAGCTAGAAGTTTAAGACAATATGCTGATAGAAATAACATGAATTATGATGAGCTTTTAACAACCGCAAGAGCTGCTGTTGACGAGCAAATTAAATTTATGGATGACTTACAAGTTAAATTAAACAAAGGTGAGATTGATGAAGCTACTTATAACTCTGAAATAGCAAAAGCAAATTCTTTATTTCCAGCTCAAATATTTGGTAAAACTGATTTTGGAGATTTTTTACAAACATGGACAATCCAAAGAAACGCATTAAGTGGTAAAGATAATCCAGCTATAAATGATTTTAAAGGAATTGTTAGTGCTAAACTAGAAGAACAGTTTCAAAATTTTGCAAAACAGTTTGACGATTTAAAAGCAAAAGGTGTTGATGGAGAAGATATACCATTTTTTCTTCAAAAAGATTTAACTACCTTTAGTGATGATATAGTAAAAGAAATAGAGAATAACATAAACACTTATTATAATACTTTAATAAACAAAGAAGGCAATCCTTTAACCACAGTTGAGCTTTCTAGGTTATTATCACAAAGAGCTGACGAAATATTCTCAACTATAAGAACTAAAAAAAATGAGCTTTACCAAAACCTTGAGCCTACTACTTCTGTTATTTCTGCTTTTGATAAAACTCTTGAAGCAATAAAAATAATTCCTTTTAATGCAACTAGCAAAAAAGTTTCTACCCCTGTAATTAATGTTGTTAATAATGCTAATAAAATTGGTAAAAGAATTGCGTCTAATGATGAAAAAATTAATAACCCAAAAACATCCGCAAAGGTAAGAAATGATTTAATACAAGAAAACAAACTTTTACAAGAAAAACTTCCAACTGAGCAACAGATAAGAAATTTAGCTTCGGAACTTCAAGACGAAGCTGGACAACTTTCCAGAAGCGGTAAGGGGAATGCCAGCAATAATGTTAAAGATTTAGCAAAATCATTAAATGATGATTTATTACCTCTTGCTAGTCAAGAAAGAGTTAATGCTGATATTGGAAATATTTTATTTAGAAATATTGAAGATGGTATTATAGGCACACTAACATATTTAAATAGAAGTGGAAGATTAAACATAAAACCAGAGGTAGCTATCAAAAAATTTGGAGGAGAAAGTAAGGAGCTTGAAACTACAGTTGCCGCTCAAGAACTTCTAACAGGAGCTAAAGCAGCAGAAGATTTAGTTAATCCAAATGTTTCTTCAATAAATGTAACACCAGCAAGAGGTGGAGAGCCTTTAGTTTTAGATACTAAAAATTTAAGCAACAATACAAAAATACAAACTATAGATAAAAGAACTGTTGAAAATAATCAGTTAAATTTAAGTCAAACTGAAAAATTAACAGAAAGCATTATATCTAAACTTTATATTGAAAAAGATATTTATAACCCACAAAGCATTAATGCCTTTATAAAAGAAAATGAAGTTCTTTTAAATCAACTTCCAAATCTTAGAGATAACTTAATAAATTTATCTAAACAAAGCACAAAAGTTATTCAGGAAAAATTAAGTAGTCCACAAAATACTTTTGGTCTTAAAGGAGATAAAATTCAAACAAGTGTTGGTCCTGATGGAAAGGTAACTATTAGACTTCAAGATGGACCAAATGATAAACTTGTAAATGTTTTATTAAATAGTGATGACCCAGCAATGACTCTTTTGCAATTTATTAAAAAAGATGTACCAGCTGGAGTTAATAAAGAATCAGAGTTAATAAATTTTGTAAATGCAGTAAAAGGAAAGTCTGGTAAATCATCAGCAGAATTAGAAAATACTTTTATAGATATAATAAAAACAGAAGCTGGTTTAGTTAAAGATATTAATACTGGTAATTTTATATATTCACCAAAAACAAGTGATTATAAAAAAATTAGTGAATTACTAAACACTAAGGTTGGTTCTGGAACTCTTGATGATTTCATTATAAATAATAAAATATTTACTTCAAAAGGCGGTGTTAATAAATACAATAAAATAAAAGACAGTTTAGAAAATGTAACAAACACCTACAATATTGAAACTTTATTAGGAAAAACTTATAACGATATAGCTACTGGAGTAGTAAATGGAACTGCTGATTTGTTCGCAAGAGTGCTTGGTGCTAACTTATCAACTTTTATTTCAAGCGGTAGGGGTGCGCCTTTAGTTATAGCTCATCAGGTCAATAAGAGAGCTGCTGCTTCATTAAATAGATTTGTTAATAATCAAGAATACAATCAAATAGTAAATCAAACTCTTACAGACCCAGAATATGCTAGAAAAGTTGTAAAAATTTTACATGATAAAAGAATGTTTACTGGCTCAAGAAATACTCCAATTTACATTAGAGAAAATGCCAAACAAATACAAATTGCTCTTAGTGCAATGGGTGTAAATGTTCAAGAAGATATTATCTATGATGCTTTAGAGCAAGGTATAGAAAATGGAGATTTAAGAGCATTAAATAAAACAGAAGAACAAGTATTAAAACAAATGTTTAAGAGGAGTAAATAATGATTAAAATTATTTTAAGTGTTATTCCAGTATTATTAGTAATAGGTTGTGCGTCTGGTCATGTAAATGTATCAACACAAACACCTAGCAATACTGACTTAACCATTACAATAGAATCAAAACAAAGTAAGGATTAATTATGTTTGGGAATAAAAAAAGATTTAATTATTTTAATCCTCAAAGCCCTATTGATGTTTTAAGAAAAAGAGTATCAAAAATAGGAGAACAGTTTACAACTAATCCTTTAGATACATTTATGAGCGGAGGTATTAATGGTGTGCCTTTAGATGCAAACTATGAAGCATTAAAAAAATTTAGAGGTACTGGTGGTTTTAATAATAGTATTTTTGGCGAAGTTCTCGGAATAGATAATGCTACAAGGCTAAAGGTATTAAATGATGAAGCAAAAAAAATAGCTACACAAAGACAATTAAACGCTTTAATGCTTGACTTAGGTGAACAAAATAAAAATTTAGGCAGAACACCTATTAAGCCTTTTGAATATACTAGACCGATTGATTTAGATGGTGGCTCTTATACAGATATGTTTCCTAACAATAATGATGCTGGCTCTCCTTTAGTAGTAGCTTCCGAAGCTAATCAGGAAACAGACCAAGAGTTTATAAATAGAGTTTCGAAAGTTAGACCACCAAACAATGCAGAGGTAAATACTACAGAACAACAAGTTAATGAAGATTCTCAAAAAGGTAATAGTCTTTTAAAAGACATTGAAGATAAAAGAAAAAAATTATTTAATTTATTCTTTTAATAGTTAATTAAAAAAATCACCAAACAATAAATAAATAATAATGTCTTTAAGCATCAAGTTTTTTCCCATCATCTGTTTTTAATAAATAATCATAGTGGTTCATATCAATAGTATATATCTCAACAGCTTTTAAGCAATCATTTAGTTCCATATCTTCTCCAGCGGTTCTTTGTTTCTGGGAAGATAGGTCTATTATTCTTTCTTGTCTCTGATTGATTAAGTGATTAAGTGCATACTTTATAAGGGCGTAGGCTAGTGGTTCTAATTTCATTTTTTTCCTCCTGTAAAACACTAACCTACTTTGATTCTAAAAATAATCCATACCCCTTTTTACATTAGTTGTTGATAAGCTGTTTATAAGTGTAAAATATTTCTGATTCAAAAATAATTTTGCCTTATTTTCGAATCATGATTTTATTGAATCGGAAAGAAGGCATATCAGAAATATTAACAATGCCAATTTCCCCTGTTTAATATAAGGAGATATTGATGAAGATAGAATACCCAAGCGTAATAGACGATAT